CAAACAGGCGCCAGCCGCCACTGTCAGTCTTAACGGCTGCTATACGCGTCAGAACACCAGTCTGGTACAGGTCAGTGAACGCAGGTTTCTTCCTGGTTATTATTCGCATATCTACAAACCTAAGAAATGTTGATTACAAATCACTGATTCGTATTTTTTGATTTTTCATTAATGCCGATCACAGGACCGGCATATAGGTGTTTCACGATTTACCTCCGTTGAGCATGGCGGCGCGACAGGCGTTCCATATTTTCTGAGCAAGGAGCTTATCGCCAATATTGTGCGCCAGCAGCCCGACAATTTGACCCGCCAGACCTTTTGGTATTTTCTCCGGCACTGGCTGGTCAGCGTCCAGCGAGGCCAGCGCGATACGAAACACTTCAGCAGTCATGCTGCGTGATGACTGATTATCATGCGCTGGGTCGGAAAGGAATCCAGCGATGAACGCCTTAAGCTCTGCGCGTTCTTTGGTAATAGTGGTCATGGGTTAGCCCTCAGCCTGCCGTGCTTTCAACCTGATTAGGGAATGTCAGGCACTCATTAAAGGTTGCGCCGATACGCATAGCGGAAGGGATAAATTCGCTTTTCCCCTTCTCTACTTCATCAAAAATTTCGTCATAGCGCGTCACATCAAATAGCGATACTTCACAATCGCCAGTCGTCGCAAACGCGATCCGATTTGAGGGACACTCCGCCAGTAGCTTATTGAGTTTCTTTACCCAAGCTTTTTCCTGTTTCGTCAAAGTAGCCATGCTCACTCCTTAACCTTGATGCCAGCGCGGGGGCTGTATGCAGACATGCATTGCATGAACCCGGACTGGTCATCTGTCTGCCCATAGCTGAACCCGGCTTTCAGGCCGGAACGGAATGCGCCATCCTGCAACCTGTCGGCAGTTTCAAGTTTTGCCTCCAGTTCTGCTATGTGTTTCTCTGCTTCCCTGAATTTATCCGCCCAACGGTTACTGGCAGTGAAAGCCAGCTTCCTCTGGGCTTCAAGTTCTTCAATTCGTGCCGACATTTCCGCGCACTCTTCAAAATTACTGATTGCCTTGCGCTCCCATTCGTCACGCTGCTCGCGTAGATATCCGTTTTGGCGCTCTGCGGCTTACAGCTTCTTGTAGAGAGCGTCCCAGCTTGTCGAGTTATCCAGAACCAGCTTTGTAACTCGCTCTTCACGAGATTTGTAATGCTTCAGCTCATCCAGCAGCGCCAGCATTCGCTCAGCGATAGCCACTTCGTCAGGGAATTCTTTTTCCCATGCCTCATTCAGCAATTTGCAGCTGACAGGATTCATACTGAATCGCTCAACCATGAAGGATGCCAGTTCTTTTGTTTTTGCTGTTACTGCCTGTTTGTCGATGTTGCTCATTGGACTCCCCCCTTGTTGATGCTCATTTTGGGTGCTCCATGAACCTGCATTACCTGGCTTTTCTCCAGTGCCGGTAGCGCTGAAAATCCGGTTGTCTTGTTGCAGCTATAACGCTTCAGGTCATAATCAATTACTGCCCGCTGATCACGAAAAACGCCGCACCGCCCGTGGCGGATGAAACCTCCGCGCACTAACGCGATCTGCAGATATTTCTCCGCCGTGGTTCGGTGCACGCCGAACATCGCAACGACGTCGTTCGTCGTGATGCGCCCCTGCTCTTTCACCAGACCGATAATCCGCTCAAGAATAATCATCCGTTCTCTGTGTGTTTTAGGTCGGGCCATTTTTAACCCCTTATTTCACGATCCGGAGGTGGCTAACGTTTTTCCGGTAGCTTCCCCAGTCAAAATTCACCCACATCCCTCCGTCCATCTGGAGGCGATCGATAACCCTCGCGCCCAGTGAATCCAACAGCCCCTCGTGGTTAAGATTCGTCAGAACGCCAACAGGTCGCATCGATGAGAGACGGCGATCGATAACCTGATTGAGAATGACCTTCTCACCACTGCTTCCGCGCTGAATACCGACTTCATCCAGTACCAGCAGGTCAACTTTGCAAAGGTCATCAAGCAGGGACGCTTCTGATTGCCCACCGTCGTAGCACTCACGAACCCTGAGCATCAGGTCAGGAATGGTTACCACCAGAACGCTATGACCGCCGGCCAGCAGATGATTTCCGATTGCCGCCGCAAGATGGTTTTTCCCGGTTCCCAGACCACCGCTGAACACAAAGCTCGCAAATCCACTACCGAAGTTCTGGGCATAACTTTTTGCCATCGTGTACGCTTTTCGCTGCCCCTCCCCGCTTACTTCGTAGTTAGCAAACGTACAGCTACGATGGAGATCCTGAATGCCAGATCGCTCGAAAATCTTCTCGGTGCGGGATTTCTGATTCATCCTGTCAAGCTCTTCACTGCGTTTACGCCCTTCGGCTTCCTGCCATGCCCGCCACTCATCAGCAGTCGAGAATTTCGGCTGCACACTGGCTGGGATAATTCTTTTGAGGCGATCAAGCGCACTGCCAGTACCGATTACGTTTTTCATCGTTACCCCCTGAATCCGGTAGGAATGGTTTTGTCTGGCGCAGAAATGTGGTTCACATCTCTGCCAGCTCTTCGGTCGTTGAGAGCGAACTTCGGTTTGAATAGTCCCTGGTAGCCGTTGGCAATGCTTGTGTTGATGACGTTTACCGGATCGTGGCCTTCATCCAGGCACTCCTTCAGAAGCCTGAAAGCTTTTGTTACCGTCAGTTCGGTTTTTATGGGCTTTCCGGATTGCTGGCGGTAGGTGACCCATTCGTTCCACGACGCAGCATTCAGCCATTCGGGAACAGGAATACTCAACGGATCAAACTTCACTTTTCCCTTAGGGGGATTAAAGGGGGTTAGATCTTTTATATTTGTCTTTGGAATAATGTCTTTGGTGTTCCCTGTTTTCGGGGATGCCCTTCCCTCTTTTCGGGGATAACTATCCCCGTTTTCGGGGATGCCCTTCCCCCTTTTCGGGGATAACTATCCCTGGTTTCGGGTACAGAAATAATCCATGTGGCAATTTCATCATCAGGAAAAGACACCGGACATTTTGAGCAATGTGGCTTGGAATAAGCCCATTTATCCAGGTTTGTATTAATCCCTATGTATCTTGTTTGACCAATACGGCGCAGGATAATGATGTTACGATAGGCAAGACTCAGCACCGCTTCGGATACGTGCTTTACCTTCAGTGTTGTCTTATCTGCAATGAGGCTGTTGGCAATACGATCTGATTTTTTCGACCAGCCATAAGTCAGCCGGATAATCGCATTCAAAACACGGAACTCACGCCCCGATAGTTCAACGATACACAAGGCGTCCTGGATCTGATTAGCTAAACGTAAATAGCCATTTTCCAGATCAGCCATACGGCACTCCTGTTGCGTCGGTACCGGCGCAGGGAATTTGTATATTTCAGCGGTATTTGACATACTCATCTCCGCAATTACCTACCGTTTTTGCACCAGAAAGCCGTTGGTGACCCCTCACCGCGGCTTTCGCCTTTTTGGTTGCTGTCATTTTCAGTCCCACCCCAGCGCATCCGGCCTGGCTCGTTCAGCCTTTAGCCCGGCATCAGCAAGAATCTCTACAGCTGTGAGATAGTTTCTGGATACCAGTACCGCCTCAGGTGGCGCGGCCTGAATCCCAAGAAAAGCCAGCTCTTTCGCCATGTTGCAGAAATATCCCTCAGCTTTACGCCTGCTGACTGTCGACTCGCTGATGCCCATATGCTCGGCGTATGATTTCTGCCCTACTGATGCAAGCCGGTTGAGCAGGACACTCTCTATCTCAACCGGGTTGATTTCTGGTGGGTCTAACTTTCGTGCAATTGCGTTCTCCATGGGTAAATATCCTCTATGGTTATTTGGCTGATGCCTCTTGGCTTGGTAAGCCATCGGTTGGGTTTGGGTAGAGATCAGGACGCAGTTCGTGTGGGGTGACTTTCCAGTCAATAGCTCTTGCCACTCGAACTACAAGTTCGCCGGGAACTTTGTTTTTAAACCAGCCGTTAACGGTCTGAGCACGGCGACCAAGTCGGCGTCCCAACTCAGCCTGGCTACACACGGAAAGGATCTTGCGTTGAACAGTTACTTTCATTGGTCGGTCTCATTGAGTGAAGATACAACCAATTATTCAAATTTAATCGATACTGTCAAATTATTTCGATAGCTATACCTACAGAAAAAATCTGTATAATGAAACCATGTAATTGTGCGAGAACGAAAAATGAACTTTGGAGAGCGTTTACAAAGAGTGCTTAATGAGACTGGGATCACCCAATCTGAGTTAGGTCGTAGAGTCGGCGCTACCTCTCAATCAGTTAATGGTTGGTGTCAGTCCGGCATTCTTCCCCGAAAAGATATCTTAGAGTTGTTACCTAAGGCCACGGGTAAGCCGTTGTATTGGTTCTTCATGGAGGATGATGAGGAATCGGATGTGCCTGAACGTCTAACACAAGGTGGTCCAACAGATCTCAATGACCGACAAAAGCGGCTCTTAGAAATATTTGATCAGCTACCGACTGTTGAACAAGACCGTTTTATTGAGCTGGCAGGCGCCAGACTTCAAGAACTAGACGATTTCATGGCTGAATACCAAAGACGCAGAAAAATCGAGCCTCCTTCTCGCTAAACCAGCTTTAAAACTACTAACCGCCTTAACTGGCGGTTTTTTTATGTCATTAATTCACCCACATCTCGCTTTCTTAATCTTCCCTGTAAAATTAATCATCAAATTTAATTGACATATATCGATTTAATCGATAATACTTAACCTATCAAACGCAGCAACGAGTCATCAAGGCAGGACGCCCACGAAGTAGCCGCCCGGGGCATACGAAGACCGGAATGAGATGGCAAGGTTAACGCGCAGCAGGTGATAAACGTTCCGCTGGC